TTCATTAATAACATGAAAATCAGCAGAAGAAGCGTCCGTGTTTATCATAACAGGACAAGCTAATTCTGTATCTTCATTTGTTGGTGGTTCTGGCGCAAACACATCACCGCTACCTGGATTACATTCAGTATCTGCTGCACCTTGTCCAAGACCAAACCAACATAAGAAATGATCTTTATTTCCCGCAACTGGCTGTAAAGGTGGTTGCCCTGCTTCATCAACTGTATTTACTCTAACTAGCATCTGAGCAAGAGTCTCTCTCCCTTGGTATAAAACTAAATTACTTTTTCCACGTAATTGTCTTTTATTACCAGTAATATCATAAACCTCAACATATCCTTCGGGTTTACGTTTTTTATTATGACGTTTGTCCATAGCATCTACAAGACAATTGTCGCCATAGAAATCTTTTGCGACTACCTCTATAGTCTCTGTGGTTTTTGTTTCTTTTTTATCCATACGATTTTTCCTTCCAGAATATCAGGTAGTTTAATTTATATTTTGTTCTAAAAGTTTATATGAATTAGTAATAAATACAAGCGACATATCTACGTGTTTATTATATTAGTTTAAGAATGTTCCACAATTAGGGCAAAACTTAAATGATGATTTAGATTTTGTCCCACAACTCGAACAAGTTAACTTTCTTATTACAGTTATTGGCTCTTGAACTGATACACCAGGACTATTATGAACACCTTTCAATGCGATAATAATAACTGTTGCTTCTTCAAGTTTACCAATAGAAGTATAAGTATATTGTTCATGGATTTCATTGCCTTTAACAGTTATGCCTTCATCTACAAGAGGGGTATTTAACTCACCAGAAACTCCAAGACTATCCATTGATATATTACTAACACTTCTCGCCCATAGTAAATCACAAGTTGCTTTAACAGTATTAGCCGTTGCACCATAAGTACCCCCCATATGCCAATCATTATTGTTATTGTAATGAGTATATCGCGGCAACCAATCACTATGATAATGATGATGCTCTTCAACTTCTTTAATAACTTTTACTATGGCTGGTTCAGGGATCGGAGCTTCAAATGCAACCTCAACTCTTAATAAACCATCATCAATTTTATCACCTCTATGCTCTTGAATTTGTTTTGTTTTTTGAATAAACCGAAAGCGATTCTTTGCAGTTGTGTTTGTCAAGAAACCGTTTAATTCATGAGTTGCTAAAGGCATGAGAATTAATGAGCTATTGTCCAAAACATCCTCACCATCAATTGATATATTAACGGCGGCTCTTTTGGAGTTTAGATTTTTAAGAAGGATTGAGTATTCACATCCATAAGGTAGGTAAACTGCACCATCTCTGATACGTAGAATTTGACCATTTACTTTTACTTCAACGACGAATTGATCTTTGTATGTCATGATTTGTTTCTCCTTTTACAGGGTACAGACTAAACCCTCAATTTTATTTAAAGTCTGTTGGGATTACACGTAGACATGCGCTTGTATTATTATGTTCTAAATTACTATATATATTAATTAATGAAATAAACTATTAACACTTGGAGGTTTATGAATATAAAAAAAGTGAAGCAACTAAGAAAATTGATATGTTCAGGGTGTTGCACATATCAATTTATTGATGAAGAAGGTATATCACATAAAATCAATGGCCACCCATGCCCTTGTTCAACTTGTCTTGTTAAAATGACTTGCGATGATGCATCGTGTGACGAGATAAGATTATATATAAAGAAAGATAGAAAAGAAAAATTAATACATAGATAAACAACTTACTCTAAATATTTAATGAGAAAGGAAATCTAATGAAAGAGAACAAGAAAATATCCAAGTTAATACATGATATGGCAAATTCGCTTCAAGGCATTATGGGGTATGCTCAACTTAGTATATTAACTGATGACCCAGTTAAACTTAAAGAGTTTGCAAAAAAGATGTTTCATGAAAGTGAAAAGGTTAATGCTCATATAATCCACTATCAAAATAACAAACATGAATTTTCAACCGAAGAATGATTTGGCGGGCTTATGTCAGTGGGAATATTCGGGGTGGTCATCCTCGGATTCTATCCTGATAAAGATGACCCTCGCTAAATAGCCGCAGTAGCTTAATCAGGGCACGTCCGTCGAGGACGAGATTGCAGGTATAAAATCCTGTCTGCGGCACCACTTTAGTAAATCAGGGAGAGAGTACTTTACCATACTCTCCCCTGATTTTTTTGCTTATAAATTTTTACCGTAGTATTTTCCGTTATACATGAATGAACCATCAACCATAATAATAGTGTATAAATTGAAGTAACCAGTTGCAGGCAAATGTTCAACAACACCGAATCCATTAATCCAAAAGTTTGGAGCGTTCTTTTTATAATCTGGTTTGATGTTACAAATGCAGGGGAGTGAAGTTGCGGTGTGATAACCTTTTCTATCGACAGGAGTAACCTTAGCATACATTTGAGGATTATGAACATGAGCGTATGCAACATTGCCTTCAAATGCTTCTAGTGTTTTTGTAGCATGATATTTATTCCAATAAAATCCATGAATTACATTCAGCTTTCCAATTTTATGAATCTCATTGTAATCAATTAATTTATAACCTCGTTCTTGAAGTTGTAGATGTCTATCAATATCAATCAGCCCGTCTAATTCTGGGTGCTCTTCAAGATACCATCTGACTCTTTGCTCGTGGTTTCCTATCATGAAAGTTCTACGAGTATCATCACCCGTTATATTTTCATGTGTTTGTAAAACATTATAATCAAATCCATCATAATCTTCTAATAAACGCTGACCCTCTTTCAATAAAGGTTTCTTTCTATTCCAACTTGAAATACAATCAAGGGACATTTGATCCCCCATATAAACTAATTCATTTGGTTCATAGTCAATAATAAATTCATCTATTGCATCCATAACTCTTTGTTCATAATGTGGATAATGAATATCAGGCAATAATATAGTCTTTTGAATTTGCCATGATGTTTCATCTAGTTGTGCTTTGTTTTGCGATCTTGATACATATGAACCGGCATACCGTGCAACAGTCTTTGGTGAACACCCAATAAGTTTAGAAATTTCTTTGTTTGTAAGTGCTGTTGTCTCCGCCAGCTTTAGTATCTCTGTTTTCAATGACATACAATAAATCCTCCAATCGTTATTAATTTAGCATTTATTGTTTGTTCCAATTATTTGGGATGACTACCCAACATGTGCATCGGGAAATAAACTAATGATAGGGGTTTATGGGTTTTTCGGGGCATGGGAGGGGCAAGTTAGAAACTATTAATCGAGAAGAAGACCATATTCATTTACACCTGGTTCAATGGCATCCTCTTGTAGTATCCATGCTTCATTTTCTTGAATAATAACACCATCCTGTGGAACGATTTCCATTCGAACTTCAAACATATCAAAACCGTGAGTACAATCAAATCTACCCATAGTATCAAACAGACGGAAACCACTCTCTTGTCTGTATAGATATTCCTGTGTTGCTCTATATGTAATTGCCCAACATAGTTTATAATTGCCAGAATCTATTGGGCTTGAAAACCGCACCGTAAAGTTGTTATTATTTTTTTGTGTAACGATGTATGAATAAATAGATGCTGATGCATCAACTGTATTTAACATAGAAAGAGCAAGACGATATTGATCATTATCTTGATCAGGATTTATATCAACTTCTACATACTGTGATCCCTCTGGTATTGCAAATTCTCCATTGGGAATAAACGATGTACTATCATAAACATTCCAATCTAACACATAGTTAGTTGAATCCATTGCACCTGACAGTTCAATATCAAAACCATTTAAATCTTTATTCTTTACTATGAAGTTATATATTGATGGAATGGAATCTACTACATTGCTCATTGCAGTTGCAATTGAATAATTTGTATCACCTATTGGATAATCAAAATTAACTCTATATGTATTTGAATTATATGTTAAATTATCCAGTCCAATGAATGTAGCATTTGTATTAACATTCCATGCTATTTTATAATTAACAGTATCTAATGGACTAGAAAATTGTATGGTGAATCCAGTAGTTGTTTTACTTGTTACAATCATCCCATACATTGATGCCGCATCACCATCATCTTCATTGAATAAATTTATATTTAATACATATAAATCTGAGCTTAACTCTTCTGTAAACAGTATAGTAATATGTTCAGTTCCGACAGCTAAATTTTCTATACGTTCAAATGTATCTACGACTACTTCTGAAAATACAGTTGGGACATTATCACATGTCATTGGTATTAAATCTATACATGCAGTTGTATCAGGGTCAATCCTCATAGCAGACGTTCCATCAAAATTGGCTGGAACAAGACCCGTTAATCTATCACACACATCTTCATTTGATTCACCACAACATGATACAATAGGTGAACTTGAATCCGTGGGAGGACAACCTGTTGGGCACCTCAATGTATCGCATATATATTGATCTATTATCATTTCAAACGGAGCAGACATATCAGTTACAGCTCCAATATCATGATATGAACCACAGTCGTAAGTATCCCTTGAATAGAATGAACCAACGGAAGTATTATCAATACATGTAACCGCAGTAGTATCTTCAGTACAACATGGGCTGCTATTACCAGTCATAAAATCATATGTAGTAAAATCAATATCCATTGACATACTATCTTCTATTGGAATGCTTTCTGTTAATATATTTTTAAAGTTAAGTAATTCAAGAACGATCAATCTTGCGCGATATGGTTTAAAGAAATTGATTACAGGTTTAAGATCTTCAAATAATTGATTTAATCCAAAGAATATATAACCAAGATTTACAAAACCGAAACCAACATTATTTCTTACCCACAATGCAAGGTCTTTCAAAAGTGATTGTAAAACAGTTACATTATCCGACGTAAGTGCTTCAAGTTCAGGGATCAAATTTGGATTGATTAGATTTAATATTGTACCTGCGGCATTATCACCTTGATTATATAAGAAATGTTCTTCTCTCGCTCTTGTAAATAAATCAAGATATTCTGCCCATTTTAACTTTCTTGATTCTCTAGTTATTGGTGGCGCAATAATATCTTCATACTCAGCTATAATAGATGCTGCATCTGCGTTGCTTCCATCATAACATGCAAACAAAGATATATCTGAACCAACATCAAAATCTTTTTGAAATGAATATAATGTTAATAAGTATAATTCAAGTAACGATGTCGTAACACCTAATATTGTTACTTCTGCATTTTGTGCTGGTAAATCTCCAGATGCTTCCCAACCATCATATTGATCTTGAACAAGTCTAACAAGAATAGCATTTTCAACACCAATCTCAACAACCGGTTGTACTGCAAAATAAGGCGATTTTGATGGTAAGTTAATTTTATTTACAGAATCAAGATTTAATATTTGATTTTCGGTCATCATCCAATGAGGATCATTATTTGTTACTAGATCATAATCTAAACGTATTGGACTCGGATTAATAGATGTTCCAACAATCACATCGCCCTTAAATATTAAAGTAGAAGGATCATCTTTTTGTAGCCAAAATTCAAATATATCAAGTTGTGGTATACCATAGTATTGTAATACTTCAAGGATAGATCTAGGTGTACCTTTTATCTTATATAAATTAACTAAATCAAGAAACAATTGTACTTTACTTTCAAGCGGATTATTATCAAAACTCTTTAATCTTGTAGATTCAGAAAAACCAAAACTCCTGAATAGTTCATCAAGATCATCATTTGATAAAAAATGAGGATCTGATATTCCAGCGCTATTTGTAATTAAAGCACGATGAGAAGTAAATAGATCAATAAAATATTCTCTTAATCGTTTATAATCTTGTGTATCAAATGCAATTTGATCAATCGCATTTGTAAAATATTGATCGAGTTTTGATCTATCTGATTTGACTATTGAATCTAAAACTTTTGTTACATCATCATCGGACCCACCACCTGCAATTTTAAAAAGTTTCCAATATAGTTCATTAAAGTTTTTAATAGTCAATTAATCTTCTCCCCTAATAGGACAGTATGGCGCAATATCAGTTTCTTTCGCAGAAACAAAATCAAAATATTTATCACTCACATATAGTTCGTATATTGTTTGTAACGCATGACTTGTTGATATAGGAACTGTTGTATCATAATTTGATGTGTTTTGATTTAAACATAAATCTAAGTAAACAAATATTAATTTTGAAAGTTCTGTATTTAATGTTATTAAACTTGCAGTTATTGTTGTTATACCTGTAATAGAATCAACTACCAATGATACAGGACTACTTGAATCATCGATCAAAACAACAGATGTCGAATCAGTTGCAGTTGAATCATATGTGTTAACTCGAAACGCTAACAAGGCATCAAGCATTGTGAAATCATTTTGTTTTAATAAAAATAGATTTTGACCTGTTTGATTATTAATGATCATGTATTTTGCGGACCTTGGATATATTAATAACCGTTGTCTCACAACCCATGGCCATGATAATCTATCAGGTTTTTCAGCATACAAATATTCATAATAATCATAAGGAAAATTATCATCGAATAACATGCTAATGAATGAACCTTGAGGATAACAATGGGTGAGGTCGTACACCGGATAGGGTACTTCGTATTTATTTACACTTGAACTCATTACGAAGCGATTAGACCATAGTTGTAATTCGGGCACAACTATAGTTGAATCGAGTGAATCCGAAAGACCACATGACATACTCAATCTCCTTTAGGTAGAACAATTAATTTTCGCTAAATTTCCAGTTGAACATTCATCTTTATGACCTTTTGCATAATGACATTTTTTACAACAACTCCAAGCAAAATCAGGATCGAGTGCAAAAAATGGTTCTAATTTTTGTGGTCTTTCATGATGAACATGCTCAGCTTGATTCCCACAATATTGGCAAACATAACTATCTCTTTCTAATACAATTTTTCTAAAAGTCTGATATTCATATTCTGTATAATAGTTTTCTTTATTTTCATTACTTTGTTTTTGCAATTCACGATATGAATTTAAATTATATAATGGACATTGATTTTTACACTCTTCTGAGCAATAAAAATAATTACCTTCATTACCGTTTTTATCTTCTAATGATCTTCTTCTATCATCGAACTGATAACCAACTGGTGTGAACCAACCACCTTGTTTTTTTGAATTTGAACAGTTATGATTTTTGCAATGTACTTGAATTTCTTTTTCACCTGGTTTATCAGAATTATATCTCATTTCTTCTATTTTAGAAAAAAATGGGTATCGTTTTTTTATTATATTTATAGTTAATCTTTTTTGTTTTCCTACATTTATTTTAAATTTATTACTTCGGGTTTTCCCTGTATTAGCAATTGAAATTTTCTTTTTTGTTTCTTCTGCTAGTATATTACCTTTTCTTGCAATACTTAACTTTTTTATATGTTCAGGTGTTAATTTTCTTCCTTTGAGGGATTCTGATATATTATATTTTCTTTTTTCAGAAAAAATTGTTCCTATATTTCCTTCTTTTTGTTTTTTATTTATTGCTGGACAGCCACTTATATTAGTAGAGCAACACCATTTTTCATTCTTAAATTGATGCGTTGCTTCTTGTCCACACCCATAATCACATAACATTATTTAATCCCTTACATCCGTTTGAATAAGATCAGCAGTACTAAACATATCTAATAAATGAACAAAAAATGTTTCAGTTTTTAATCCAGAAGTAGACCAGTCAAACTTTTCATTTTTTGGAATATCAGTGCTCCACATCCCGCTGTGAAAACGTACAGCTTCTTCTAAAGTATGTAATTGATCTTCGGTTAATAATTTTGAAAACGTATCTCTATTAGAAGCTATCATATCAGCAGCAAGTTTATCATGCTGTGTATCTGTATGTTTTCTGTTTCCTAAATTGCCATATTTTAATGAATCATGTAAAGCAACTGCCATTAATAGTTTATCTGCATCAGTAGTTTTAGTTGTTATATTAAATACCCTCAAAACTTTAACTGAAGCGTATAACATTTGATATACATGTTCTGCAATATCAGGAACAACTCCATTTTGCTTCTTATGATATTTGCCTGTTGATGAAGTGGGTTTAAACCATATATCTGGAACTATTCTATCAATTCCTTTCCAGAGTTTAAATCCTCTTTCTGACATATTCGCTTCTAATATTTCTATAACTTTATCCTTGTAATTCATTTGAAGCCCTTTCTTTATTTAAACTTATTTTTTGCTAAAATAAATTTTTCTCATTCGTAATACTTTTCCACTTGCTTCTGAAATAGCAAATCTATCATTGATTATTTCAGTTGACTGTTCATCCAAATGGATTACTTCTCCATCCAAAATGAATGCTTTAACTTGTGCGGGTGTTGCTTCTGTTTGTAAGTATTTTAATAACTGTAATTTTGCTGATTTACTAAGTTTTGATTCAACTACTATCTTACCAGCTAATATTCTTGAATCCATTTTTATTTACCTCTTTAATTATGGTAGATCAGAAACATCTCTACCTTTTCTTTCTAAATATTTTTTATATTTAATTTGAATCTCTGGATTCATATTCATATAACGCTCAAATTCATCAGGCGTTAATATATCCATCGATTTAATTTTTGTGCTTGTAGGTGCTCGCCTTGTTTTTTCAACAACTCTCGGTTCTATCGACTTCATTCTAATAGGATCTTGTATAGCTTCAATTCTATCAAGTGTTTGAGATTGTGTTCTTTGTATATCTTCAAACTTCCTTGCATCTACCTTCCGTTGTGTTACTGCCTCATCCTGTTGATGTTTAATTAACATCTCTTGATTCTGAATCATAAGGCGAAGAGTTGTATTATCAACTTTTTTTAAATCCACTTCTTTGACTTCAGTTTTTAATTCTTTAATACTTTCTGAAAATCCATTTCCAATAAATGTTATTAATCCCAAAAAGATTGCAAAGATAATTGGTGTTGCTAATTGAATCCATGGTGGTACTTTTGATGGTGGAGGTGGAGGTGGTTTTCTACTAAAAATCGACATCACCACCGCCTCGTTTTCCTCCGTTACTTCCAGAAGGAGTATTATCTCGTCTACCTTTATCTTGTAAAAACTTAGACATTGTTCTATCGCCAAACCACCATGTTACAGCAGATACTGCTAAGTAAATCATTGTTGATGTTACTTGTTGAAATATAGCAACTGCCTGAATCGCAGTCATTGTTTCAAGTCCTGATAATTCCATAATTTTCCAAGCCAAATATGTTATATATGTTGCTCCACCCATTAGATATAATGTTAATGCTGGACGCATTATCCCATTTAACCAATCAGTAAATGCAAAACATGCACCAATCAATGTTCCGATTAATTTGAAAAACCATCCAGTCCATTTTCCATCGCCATTTGCCATTATCATATCAATCCATTTTTCATGGAATAATTTTTCTGAACCAACTTTTTGTGACGTAGTAAATGCAGCAGCGTCAGCAACTTCAATCTCACCTTCAATTTTTGTTTCAGTGACTTTGATTTGCATTTGTGCTTCTTGAATCATAGCTTGTGTTTTAAGATTAACCATTGTTTCTTTATGTGCATATTCCATCTTGGCATTCTTAAATTTAAACCATGTGGTGAAAGCATTTCCAATTAACCCTGTTACTCCACCCAAGATTATATCAAGACCGGGTATCATTTCTTTATTCTCCTATAACAATCTTTCATTTTTTGTTTTGATTCTGTTGTAAAATATCGTTTAGTAATTTGTTGCTTTCGTCTTAATCTCCATATAAGTCTGACTGCTGGCAATTAATCACCCCCGTTTATTTTTATTGTTTACGTTTCTTCATAATCTCTACAACTTTCTTGAGAATCATATAAGGTTTTCCGCTTTGTGCTGCTGCGGCTGCTTGTTCATAAACCAATTCCTGAATCTTAGGATTTTTAGTTCCAGCTTTTTCCATATATCTATATACTTGTGCTTCAGTAATATTTT